GTTTTGCTTACCGGTATTTGTATATTGATGGAGAATACAGTGCTACATCACAATGGTCTCAACCTGCATTTGTCCCTAATCCTTTTAGTTTTAGTACAGATAATAGCATTACCATCTTGTTCATCCTCAAAAGGAGACTTTTGGTTTACTGAATATCTTAAAGCACGGTTTTGATTATTCTTTTCGTCAAACCACATTAAAGGAAAACGAGGGTGATTCCTAGAAGCTAATGTGTATGAAAGTGGATTGCCCACTTTTAATTTATATACTTTATCTGCAATTATTATAGTCTTTGCCATTTTATTTTATTTAATTTAATTTAAGTTAAAAAGGAGAGTGTCTTTAAAGACACCCTCCATATTTGGTTTTTCTTTAATACTATCCGTAACGGAACAATACAAAGTTATTTGCTCCAAGAGTACATACGCAACGCTCAGAAAGGAAGTTAACCTCCATTGCATCCAAGTCGCTAGTAGCAGCACCACCGGCAGAACCTGTAATCCAAGTTTTGTATCTACGATCTTCAGCTTCAGAAGCACGGTAACGAACGTGTAAGAACGGACGTTTAGCGTTTTTGCCCATAATTTGGTCATAAACTGAAGTAGAACCTGCAGGAACCATTAAACCTGTAATAGTACCGGTTGCAGTTGCAGCAGTAGTATTTAGACCCCCACGCATTGTTGGATCGTTCAAGTATTTCCAATCAGATTTGTAGAAATCATAACCTCTACGGAATCCTGTGAAACCTAAGTTTAATGCCATATCAACATCATTGTCAAAAAGACCATAAGATGCAGCACCTGCAGCATTAACTCCGTTATAACCGTTCAATGTAGCTAACATATTGTCAATGTCAAAGCTCAATCCACGATTTACGAATACTACGTTTTCTTCGATAGCACCTTGCTTATCCAAACGAGAAACGATAGAATCCCAATCAGAAAGACTTGTTGGAGTGCCACCACCCCATACGTTACCACGATTGTTTACTACGTAGAAAATACCTTCAGAACCAATGTATCCTGCAGTTGCAGCACCGGAAGAAGATGCAGCAGGAACTGCTTCAATCATAGAAGTTTCTAGGTAATCTTCAAAACGAAGACGAGTCTCGTGCTCTGATTTCAAATACCACAAGTATCCTGTAGCACCGTTCTCAGTAGTAACTTCAACCCATCCAATTTGAGCCATATCAGAACCATTAACCGCATATTTATCTTTAATGATAATAGGGTTGTTGCTGTAGATATCATCTTCTGATTCTAGAGAACCAACCATTCCGTTAGTTCCTTTTTTAAACTCAGAACCGTAAATGAATACAGTACATTGAGTAGAAACTGCAAAAGCTTGACCTGCAGTCTCATAATAAGCTACAGTGAAAGTTGTTGCTGAACCTACTGCAGTTACAATAGCTTTGTTGAAAACACCTGATGTATTGTTTTGAATCATCAAAGTTTGTCCAACACGGATAGCGATGTAAGTTACACCACTGTCAGCTACAGTAAAAGTTGCTGTTGCAGAACCTGCTGCTGCTGCTGAAGTACAGTTGGTATACTTAATGTGTAAACGTCCTTGTTCTGCCCATTTAATTTGATCAGAGTTAGACGGCATCTCTGCTCCTACCATACGTAAGAAAGATGCGATTGTTCTGTTACCATAACGCTCAAATTCTTTCTCATAAGTATCAGGTAGATACTGATTCAAGAAGTTGAAGTTAGTAATGTAGTTTGTTTGTAATGCTACCTGTTCTGCTGACGGTTGCAGGGCGTAGGTAGGATTGTTTAATAATGCACTTGCCATTTTTTTTAATTTTTAAATGTTTTTAAATCTTTTTTATACTGCGAATTCTCAGGTTTTTACCTGAATCAGGATTTATCGCTTTTACCTGCATACCTTCTGATGTTTTGCTAACTTCAGGTGCTCTTCTCTCTGACATATTGATGTTTTTGGTTTTACGCATAACATCTTCAGTAGCATCAGATAACCCTTGTTCATAAAAAAACTTAGCAAACCTATCAGGGTTCATTGCTATAGACAATGATCTGTGATATCCTACAGCATCTTTAATTAAACCTTGCTCATCCAAATACTTGTTTATAAAGTTCTGAGGATTTGATTGGTTCTTTTTTAATTCTGAGGAATCTCCGGGAGCAAACGTAATTTTTTTGTTATTGACATTGAACTCAAAACCTTTGAACTCATTTCCAAAAACATCATCTGTCTTTTGGTCAAACCATTGACGTTTACGATTGTTCTCTTCTTCTATTGTCTTTGCTTGTTTGGTATACTGCTTATAGCTTTGATACATCTCTTTCTCATCATCGGAAACGAATGCCTCACTTGACTCAAGGGGCACTTTGTATTTCTCTTTTTGAGAATTGAAGTATTTTTTAGCCTCAGCAATAACTTTCTTTTTGGCGATTTTAACTTTCTTTACAGTTAATTCATCGTCAATATCTTCATCAAATCTGTAATCCTCCATTAATGTATCTATATCATTACTGTCAAGACCTTCTTGTGTAGATATAAGATAATCTTTAAGGAGTTGTTCAGAATCTATTGAATCATAATCCTTGTTCAATTTAAGAAAATCCTCAAATCCCCTACCTGTTTCTTTTTTATATTTCATATAAGCAGAAACATCTTCAGGCAATTGTTCATTTTCTTTACGTTCAGCCATCAACTCATCAAATGAGTTAATTTGCTTATTGTACCTTTTCCCAATATATGAAAGAACGTCCTCTTCTTTTAACTCCAAATCTGAATTTTGTACAGTGTCGTGTACAACATTTTCAGGTATTTGCAAATCTTCTTGTTCATTGCTTAACGATTGCTCGTGTTTTTCGAGTAACTGTGTTTCAACTTCTTGAACGCTTTTCGGTTCAATTACATCTAATGATCTAACTTTTAATAATTCCATTTGATTTGATTTTATTTATACAAAAATATATAAAAAATTTGATATTTTTATCTAGGCGAAAATTCTGCTAGATCAAACCCATCTAAACTATCCTCATTTGATTCAAAACTCATTGGAGGAAGATTGTTTTTTCTTTGATTAATTAACTTAGATTGCTCAGTATTTTGTTGGCTAATTCTTTTTGCCTTAGCATCTTCTTTCTTTTGCTCTCTTTCAGTTAGATTATTAATCTCCATTCCGTGCATTTGTTGACTATATTGGAACTCTTCAGCCATTAATTGAGATTTTAACTCAGCTTCTTTCTGCATTTTTTCTATTTCAAATGCAATCTCAGCTTGTTTAATCTGCATCTTAGACCTAGTCTCCATATCAATTTTTTGCATTGCCATTTGACCTGCCATTTCTTGAGACTTCAATTGTTGTTGAGCAATCATAGCTTGCTTTTGCATAGCCATTTTTTCCTCACGTTCTTGAGTCTTAATGCGCTTCATCTTTAATAATTGATTAGCAAGTTTAAGATTCCTTATCTCACGTATGTCAATTGCATCTTCAAGATTAATATCACCTTTAGCTAATGCCATTTGAATATTAGCTTCAAGCTGTGCTTTTTGTTCTTCATCAGGAGAAATCTCAATGAATATACCAAAATCATAAATATAAAGGTCTTTAATATCGTTTAATATAGATACATTGTATTTACCAATCTGATTTGTAAATTCATCTTTAAAGTCAGCGTATTGTAAAATATCACCAACCCTATAAGTTAATGCCTCTGCTAATGAACGATACATATACAAAGAACCATCAAGGATATGCCTTGTAGCTGTATTTGAGTTTAATGCTGCTAATTTTTGTAGACCAACTAATGAATTAGGGTCAGGATTAGAACCATCTCTTGCTTCATTAAGACCTGTTACAGACCTAATCATATCCACATAATGGTTCATATTTGTAATAAGCATTTGAGTTTTAGCTGCTCCTGAGTTAGAGTTTAACTGAGTAATAGGAACTCTTGCATTATTAAAGTCACCATCTTGAGTAAAGCTTCTACCAATTACACTACCTGTTTGGAAATATAATCTTAAAGCATCTTCAGGGTTGTAAGCATTTCCTGTACCTAAATCAATTTCACTTAATCCATCTGCATCTATAAATACACCATCAGGAACTGTACGTGCAATAACTTGTTGTAATTTTAAATGTGTTATTTGAATTAAATCAGCAAATGGTATCATCCTTCTGCATAATGATTCAATTACTCCTTTGTACATACGTGGAGCACAAGCAACATAGTTTGGTAGTGCGTGTTGAGTAGATGACTTTGGACGAACCATATTTTCAGACAACCTCCATTGCAATAGCATATTTGTACCCATTACCATTATGCCCTCATACCAAACATCAATTGTTTTCTCTATCTTCTCAAAATTACCTTCCTCCATTTTTTCAGCAGGAGGATTAAATGTATCATCTTTTTCAATAATGCGTGAACCACCACCTTCAAGATTTTTCTTTTTATAAACTACTTTTTTAGTTGTTTTGTAATTAAAATACAAAAGAGTACAGGTATCTCTGTAAAACATACTATTCTCATAAAACTGAGCAACATTGTAATAATCATACCAAGATTGGCTGTATTGTGTAATTTCTTGTAAATCTTCTTTAGTTAAAGATTGGTCAATTTTCATTAACTCAATTATTGGAACTGTTTTAATCTCGCCCCAATAAAAACAATCTTTAAAGAATGGGTCTTCAGTGTAGCTATAAACAATATTTGCAGGGTCTACATATGAAATCTTAACACCTGCTCCTTGTAAAAACTCGTGCTTTGCAACTCCTAACCCAACAACAGTAATATCATAATCAATTCTTTTACGAATATCATCATAATGATTTGCGTCAAATATTGTATTGATAGCTTCTTCTTCTGCAATCTCAATAGCAGGTTTATAATTCAATTGCATATACAATGACAACTCCTCATCCGTTTCAGGTAATTTATCAGGATCCATCATAAATGTATCGACACCTGTTTTTTCTTTGATGGTTGTTAAGATATCTTTAGATACCATTTGAGACTCAACCATATCTTGATATCTACTTCTTTTAGATTGAGACATCGCATCTTGTGCATAAGCCTTTACCTTAAAAAGTCTATCAGACATACCATTGACAACAATGTCAATAAACTTAGGAATAATAGGAACCGGAGTCCAATCTAAATTTAAATAAGATAAATCTCCATCAATCGCTAATTCATTTTTATATTTAGCAATTGACTGTTCGCCACGTGCGTACAATCTTACTCTACGAAAATCTCTCCATTGACTATAATATCTACAAGAACTTCCGTCTTTACGAAACCACTCATATTGTATTGCTTGACCTATTTGTAAGCCAAATTCCTTTGATGCTTTTTCCGAATCAGTTACTAACTGACTTGGAAAAGATGTTGCATTTACTTGTATTGCTATATTTTTCATCTAATCAATTGACTTGTTGTACCATCATTTGTATACTTGGCGAAGTTAATAATTAATTTTGATTCTTTTTTCTCCGGCATATACATATGTTTTTGGTTTGCCATTATGCATAAACCTGAACTAATAGAGGCATCAAACTTTGTTCTGTCATTAATGTCAAATTTTGCCCAATCCTCAAGGGTCCTTGTAAATGACATTGTCCCCATTTCTTCAGGGTCTCTATACTTTGCTTCCAAGTCCATCCCCACAAATTTCTCAATATACGACTCAATAGCTGATGCGTGTGCCTGCTTTACATCTTCAGAGGAGTTAGGAATACCCCCAAGTTCACGCTCAGTCTTTGACAGTTTCATTAACTGCTTGTCAGGACGGTTTAAACTATACCCCCTGTATCCTCTATTCTTTAAATGGTATAGAAGTCTTGGTTTGTTATTCTCTACTAATATTGGCATACCATAAAATACAATTGCCATTAGAACCTCCTCAAAGAATATCTCTGCTGTCTGAGGACGAGCAATATACTCTAGGAAAAACTGATTAACAGGAGCATCGTCCATATGAAACTTAGTCATACCGTGCAATGCTCCATTAGACCCACGTCCCCCTACCACTGCTGAGATATCGTAGGAGTCACAACCAAATGAACCAAGATGCTCGTTGCCGGGATACTTGATACCATTTCTTATATGAACATTATTTTGCATATGCTTAGGTGGTGCCCAACTAATATTGAATCTACCCCTTTGCTCAGGAGTCCATATAACTTGTGTATCTTTTATACCATCTTTCCACGAGAATGACCCACGAGTAAGATAATGATCCTTAATCATTGAGTCGTTATAGTCAATTTGCTGATATATCTTAGTTAAGTTAAATAGAGCCTGTTTGCTCTCATCTCTGAATGCGTGTGACTCAGTACGTGGGAACTGACGATAAAACTCGTTTAAGGCATCTGCATCACTCTTTAATGACTCAACCTCAGCTTCCCAATAGTCAATGGCTCCATTTTTAATCAATGCCCCATCTACACCCATTATAGGTTCAGCAGGTTTATGGAATACAGGATGACCGTATCTATCAATAAACCCTTCCATATTCCATTCCATTGGCACAAATAAAGCATATAATCCGCTTTTTGTTTGTCCATTTGCATTTCTAACAATTACTTTTGAATCCTCATAAATATCTTTAAAGTTTTGTCCTCCTCTACTTAATGCATTTGATGTTGACCCCATCATACACTTACCAATTATCTTGCTACCTAAACGCAAACAAGTTTTAGTTACACGCCAATTCTCTTTGATGTTTACAGGTTTTGTCCATTTACCTGCTTCGTCCGAAGCCAAAAACAATAACTTCTCTCCATCATAGGAGTTGTCTTCTGTATTCTTCCAATCTATTGATGTATCTAGACCATCCACATCATTGTCATTGGTCTCATACATATTCTTTTTTGTAATCTTTGCTGCAGGAACCCGGTACGCCAACTCAGTCTTTGGTTTATCCATACCGTCCATAATAGGCTTAAAGAAAAAAGGTAGCCTACTATTAATAGGAACTACCTTGTCTGTAAACATCTTTTTAGCATCAGCACCCGTCTTAGACAAGATACCTATACGTGCGTCACGTGCGAGGGTACCTATATTGACACACTCTGAGGATGACATAAACGAGAAGCCTGAACGCCTAATTTTTAAGTATATCATACCAAACGATCTAGGATCAGCACGGCAAGCTTCCCAAAATATCCAATAGATTCTATTAGCTTCACGGAAGTCAGGATACCCCACGTCAATACTAGACCACTGAAGGTACATATAATGAGAACCTGTAATGTATGTTTTAACACCATTATTGGTAAACCAAAATCCTTGCTCTCTGTAATCAAACTCTCGTTCAATATAATCTACCCACCTATCTTTAAATTCTTTTGGTTTATCGTTCCACTGAAATATGGATTGTATTTTAAACAACTCACGAGGTAAGTCTTGACGCTCCCAATACTGTTCAGCTTTTGACGGGTGTCTCTGAAAGCATTTATCAGGCGTAGCAGGCAGGGCAATCTTTAATCCTGATATGTCAACTACTTGACCTATTTGACCCGTCTTTGAGATTACTACTACGTCATATTGGTCATTATACCCATATATCCACGACCTCACTCTATTTTTATTAGAGATAACGGCTGCCGGTATGTGGTTATCGACTATACGACATAAACTATTGCTTTGACCTTCTTTCTGCAAATCCTTGTTTTGTATCTGTTTTACTTATCCCTTTGTCTATTGACTCAAGGTTTTCTTTTTCTGCTTCTATTCTACTTAGTATCTCAAATGCATCAAAGATGGCTAACTTCTTAGCTGCTGCTGCATTCTTCATTTTATCTGCAGACACATCAGTATCTGATTCAGTATTGATAATATCTTCTTCAGCCACCTTTATAAGATGGTTAACTGCTTTGTATCCTGCTTCAATAATCCTTAGTTTTATCTCTTTGGTATCTCTCATTACTTAGCTTTTAAAAATATTACTTGCACCAACCTTGCACTTTTATCTTGTCCAAAATTCTCTAGAATGTTTCTTGAATGCGGAGCATCTGAGTCAAAAGCTATCATTCGATTAAACTTAGAGTGTATGGTAATCAATGAGTTGTTGTTCTCATCGTATATTGTAGTACCATCATTTTCAGGGGCATCCTCGTTTAAATATAAAATACAAGTAATGTCACCCATCATCTCATCAGTGTGGATAAAGTTAGGTTCTACTTGATTTAGTGGTGACTTACGTATAAAATTAAAATTTACACGGAAATCACTAAATAGCTCGGTAACGTACCTTGCAAACTCATCGTAGTTGTCTCTTGACTGAATGTTCCGGAATGTGTTACTTCCGTCTGCCACGTCTTGAAACTCGTGATTGTGTATATCAAATACATAGGCTTTTGGGTCTTTAATAACGTCATCAAATGTGATTAGATTCATAGTTTAATTGTTATTTGGTGGTCATACATTCTATATAACTTCTCATCATCAACAGTAAACTCATACTCACTATCAGGGGAGAAACATACCATATCACCTGCTTTGATTCCACGATCAATTAAGTACTTATTTGAGTACTTCATTATACCCATCAGAGGTTCTTCTGAGAATGGCTTCTTTATGTAACTTTCAGTTGCAGCAATAGGCTTTACAAAACAATACTTATCATAAGAGTTCCACGTGGAACCTTGTTTGTACATAAAAAATTGGTCAGTCTCAATAAAGAATATGTCATCTTTAAAAAAACTCTTTCCGCTTTTCTGCCTACCCTTTACATCATTATAAAACTTAAAAGCATTGTGGTGTACAAGTAATGTATCACCCTGTTGAATAGGACCCGTGTAACCCAATGGAACTTCTACAACTTCAGCAAATCTATTAGAAAACTTATGGTCTTCCTCAGAAGTACTAACAATAAAGTCAATTCCTCCTATATTCTTTGTGTTGTCGTATCTTTTTCCATTCATTGGTTTGACAATGAAATAGAATGGAGACTGCATTATATATTTATATTATATTCGATTGAAATAGGTATAGTGGAGTTAAACTCTTTCCAAAGTACAATCTCTGACTTTTCATTGATAATAAAAATTTGAACAGATTGCTTCTCAGAGTTGACTCTAATTAAATGGATTTCGTGAGAATCTCCAAGTATTTTTTGACCTACAAGGTAGTGCATAGCACCACCCTTGTAGTCAGGACCTATAGAGATTTTACGTATATCCATTAGTCAGCATCTTTTACTAAGTAAT